TGTTCCTGCATCTAATAATTGACGGAGAGCCGTCGTTGCCGTACGACTCAATCCGCCAATCATGTGAATGAGTCCAAAGCCATAAAATCCAAGTCCTGGCAGAAATTTGAAGTGGACAAAATATTGGATCTTATTTTTCTTTAGATCATCGGGCGCATAATTCCTTCTAATAGAAAGAATTAATCGGCTACCTTCGTCAACAGTTACGATGTAAGGTAATTTTATTCCAGTTGGTCCTTCAGAATTTGTATCTTCAAAACCTTCTAAATCTAAGTTAACGTGACACTCCAACAAAGTATACATAGACTCTTGTCTACCTGTTTTCTTAGTGCCATCTAGTTCTCTTTCTTTTTTTTCTAAATCATTTTTTTCAACATTATCAGGTGGGCCTAAATCTATATCTCTGTAGAAACCAGATACCTGTTGTTTTCTTAATTCGTTTTCTGACATCTTAACTGTATGTATTATAGATTCAGCATCATCTAAACTCGTTGCAGTATATGGAACTACTAATTCATCTGCAGGTACAAATTTTGATACAGCTCTACCTAGTGGTACATCATAGTAAACTTTTTTAAATGTAGATCCTGCAAGTGGTAAGTGAAATAACATTGAGTCAAACTCTTCTTCGTATTCTTTCATTTGATCCATAACAAGATAGTTCATAAAATCTTTAACACGTTGTGCTTGTTGTTCTGTCTGTGTAGTCTTAGCACCGATGACTTGTGTTCTTACAGGTCCATCACTTGGTAATAATTCTTTGTAAGCTTGTGCTTGAAACTGTGTAACTGCTTCTGCAAGAACTGGGTGAGTTGCGCCACTTGCTCCTTGAAAAGGTTCTGTTCTGTTTTCATATTTAAATCCTAAAAGATCAAGACCTGCTTTGTAAGATTGTTCCCAATCTTTTCTTGATGCTTTATAGTCAGAATAATTTTGTACCATTTCATTTCCAATTGGATCTAAAATATCGTCTGGTAAAATATCTGCTAAATTATCGAAGTGAGATTCTGTGCCCGGTATATTTATAGCTCCCGGTTCAAAGTCTATCGTTGCGCCGCCGTCTTCTTCTGGTATGACCTCTACGGGTCCTTTTTCTGGTGCCTCTTCCTGAACATTAACTTCTTGTAGTTCCTCTTCTGATGGAACTTCTATTTGAGTTCTAGTGTTCGGGAGTCCTTTATCTATATCTGCCATTTATACTCCTATATTTTCTTACCACGTTTCATTAATGATAGCAACCCGTCCTTATCAGGGTTCATTGATTTTAGCATAGGACCTGATCTATCCCCTGCCTGTTTTGCGATACCACCACCTGCAGCTTGAAAAGGATCAAATGCTTGCGCTTCTCCTTGTCTTCTAAGCTCTTCTCTTTGCTCTGGGGTCATGGATCTTAGTTCTTCTATTCTTTTTTTAGTAAATTTACCACCTTGATATAAACCTTCTGCAGCTAATGATGCAATACCAAGTGGCGATGCTATTCTTGCAGCTCTCGCTGCCATAGCAGGTGTCAAACCTAGGTTAGCAATTTTCTGTCCGACTGTTCCTAACTTTGCAGCTTGCTTTACAAGTTGCGGTGCAAAGGCTGCCTCTGCTGCAATGCTTGCTCTATCAACAGCTGATGTTGGATCAACACCTAATAATAAATTTATTCCTACGGCTGCTGCTGGTGTTGGAAGTTGTTTAAAAGCTTCTTTTAAAATACCTGGGCTAAACATAGGATTTGCATATAAAGCAAGACTTTGTTTTGATGTTGGGTTATCTAATACTTTTTTAAATTGAGGAAGAATATCTGGCGCATTTTTTTTAGCATAGTCTAATAAATTTTTTCTATTCTTTGGATCACTTAAAATAACTTTAAAATCATTTGGCACAAAACCTCTTTTTATTTCTCCCGATACACTTTTTTGAACATTATCTTTAATAAAATTAAAATACTCACTATCTTTTAGACTAGTGCCTTTAAGACCACCTGTAACGGTAGGTGCTCCAGGTAATTTTTCTATTTCTTTCATAGTTTTATTTACTTTTGAAAAAGCTAAATTTTTTTTAATACCAGAAAAAGAAGGCTCTAAATTATTTGGATCAACTATAATTCCAACAAATCTTCCTGACGTCGTCTTAACAACTTTTTTAACTGAATCATTTATTTCTTGTAAAGTTTTTTTCTGTTCTTTTGTAGGTTTGCCTTTTATATTGTCTAAAATATTTTCTCTTTTTTCATATAATTTATCCAACATGTTTTCTGCAGGTTTTAATACAACTTGATTTATTAACCTTGAGTCCATGCCAACTAGTTGAGTATCAAATTGAAGTCCTAACCTAGCCATGTGAGATTTAGAAGCTCTATGAGCTGTATCAATTTTTCCAAACACCTCTGGTTTGTCTTTTAGAAATCTAGCTCTTTCCACACCCATTCTTTTTAAAACTCTTGGACTATCTGTTTTTTTTATTAATGGTTCTCTAACTTCTTTAATATATTCTGTTTTGCCTCTACCTTTTGCATATTGTAAACCCTCTTCTTTTTTAATTTGTTTTGCAGCTCTTATTGCTTGTCTTTCCGTAATTGGAAAATCTTTTGCTAAAGTTTTAAAAGGTATGTTTCCAGCTGGTTGTTTAAAAATATTTCTAACAGATTTTTTAAATTTTTTTTCTACTTCTTTATTTGGATACCTTACAGGTAGCTCAACTTTTTTAATTTTTCCATCAGGTTGTCTAACATCTTTTGTTGGAATTTGTATGTTACTTTTTACTTTAGCCCCTTTACCAGCTTGTGTAGTTTTATCCACTCTACCTAATCTTATGTCATGAAATATATTACGTCTTTTTTCATATAATTCTTTCATTGACATACCGTATTTTTCTTTAGCTAAGGCGTCTTGTTTCTTTGAAAATTTTAATTTTGATTTTTGTTGATTACTACTAATAACAAAACCAGCCTCTTGAAAACTAATTCGTCCACCATCGGCCATACCAAATAATTTTCTAAAATTAGATAGTGCTGATGCTTGAGCCTGTTCAGCAGTCATGTCTAATGTTATGTCTTTGACAACTAATTGTAGTTGATCGACCACCATCGGCCATAGGATTACGTTTCATAAAAGCATCGATTGCTTCTTTATCTAAAGCTCTTTGTGGTCTTTGTATCTCGTCTGGATTTTTTAATTGTGGTAAACCTTTTTTTAAAAAGATCTCTTTGAGTCTGTTCTTTACTGGTCTAACAAAATACTCGTTGACCACTTTAATTTCTTTGGGACCAAGTTTCATTATTCACCTAACATTCTTGCAATACCGCCGCTTGCTTTTTTAATTGATGGTGCTTCTTTAGAAAGTTGTTCTATTATTTCTTGTTCTAATTCTTCTTTTGATATACTACCGTCCATAACTGTGTTATCCGATACACCTGGTTCTACGTCTTTTAATTTACCTTCTTGGTCTGTAAAACCTGTATACTCTTCGTATTCATCTACAACTTTTTTACCACGTGTTGTTTCATCTGCTTGACCTGGTCTAATGGTCATATACTCTTCGGAAACTATTCCCTCTCCAAAACGTTCGTCATAACCCAAGTTTTGTTTTGAGATCTCTATTTGTCCTGTATCATTATCAACTTGCATTTCATACTTTCGATTATCGACCTCATATGTATAAGTCTCTGATCTTTCTTTTGGACCTGGAGATTTTTTACCTAATGCTCTAATTCTATTTACAAGGTTAAAGAAATACGGTGGAGCACCGCTTGCAACTTCTGCAGCTTTTTCTACTACAGGCGCCGCTACTTCTGCACCTTTAAAAAATTTACCAAAAACAGGTATCGTTGTAAGACCGCCCATAATTTTCATAAACGTTCTTCTGTCCATACCTTTTTTTAAACCAATACGTCCACCGTCTGCAAACATATCTTCTGGATCTATGTCTACATTTCTTTCAAAGATATGGTCTTCTGTATCTTGTAATATTTTTTTAGCATCTTCTTGTGATAAATTTTTATACTCACCTTTTCTACCAATAACTTTGTTTGCTTCTTTCATGGCATCGATGGGATCCATTCCTAATATTTTTTCTACAGTAGATGCTACACCTGACTCAATTCTTTTTTGTAATTCTTTAGCCTCTGCATTTCTTTCAAAAAATTCTCTGTTTATTTTTTTACCTGATTGTGAGCCACCTACAATGGGTTTGCTAGGATCTAGTTTTTCTCCTTGTAAATTAAACACTTCACCTTTTTTACCAAATAAAGCTTCAGTGATACCTTTACCTTCTGGTGAGTCTGCAGCAACAGCTCTAGGTTTATTTAATTGGTCTATTATGTTATCGACTTGATCTACGTTTTTAATTGCATTTGGATCAACACCGTTTCGCATTAATCTCTCTGCAGTGATAGCTGTGTTTAAATCTACAAAATCTTTTTTAGGTAAAGTTGTTAAAACACCTTTTGGTTGTTGTTTAAGAGCAGTTTTTATTACCCATTGCTTAATAAAATCTATTCCTGTTTTTCCAAGTTTAATTTTTGACATTAGTCTTCTCTAAACTTTCTTGCTTTGTATTTTTTCATTTCTGGCAAACCTTCTTTTTTAAATCTTTCAAGTCTATCTTTTTGTAAAATCTCTGCTCTCTTCATAGGGTTCTTAACACCTTTAACTAATTTTCTTTGACGGCCTGGAGCACCTCTAAATCTTGATCTAATGTTTGGCAGTCCTTCGTATCTCTTAACAATATCTTTAGATCCTTTAAATAATTTTGATTGTAATTTATCGTTGGCAGCTTGCATGTCTTTCATATCTTCTCTACCTAAACCTTTTGTAATTCTTGATTTTATCTCAGCTATTCTTTTCTTGTACTCATCAACTGCAGGTTTGTTCAAAGATTTTAACGCTTTCATTTGCTTTTTAAAAACACCAGTAAATGTAGCTATATCTTTTTTATTTATTTTTTTAATCTTTTCGGCAGCCTTAGCTGCTGCTTTTGTGACTACTCCTGCTGCTGCAAATTTCTGTCTTTTAAACATTAGTAATATACTCTTCTAGGTTTCTCTGCCTTTTCGTCTACGTAATCTTCAGGGTGACCGATTAGACCGCCCTGTCTAAATCGCATAATTGCTTGTGTCGTAT